CGTAAGTGCTCAGTTTCTTTTTCTAATTTGAAACCACTCTTGATTTCATTCATAAATGCTTTATCGAGTTCACCGTCTGTGAAACTGCGAGGTAAGTTAGTAATTATATCCATAGTAGTTTTAAGTTAAAAAAAGTGGGCGGGGGCATTGTGCCCCCAACCCGAATGAATTAGTTAAGATCGCAGATCTCAAACTTTAGTTTGATCTCTCCAGCAGTTAACTCGTTTAATGAATAAGGAGCATCATTGTCAGTATCTGGGCTGAACAAGATGTCGATAGTGTCAGCAGATGTGTACACTTTTCCGTTTTCATTGTCTAGTAATGCACCAGTGTTTGCAACGTAGCTTATTTCAGTAGCATCAGTATGAATGTCTGCTGCTGTTAAGTATCCGTCTGCATCATCACCGTCACCTACTGTAATTGTTAAGTCATCACCGGAACCGCTGTCATTAAAAGCAGTTACCAATTTTGCTGAACATTTGGTTACAAGTGAACCAGCTGGAATAACATAAGTAAAGGTTTTAGTTGCACGATCAGCAAGAGTTCCAGCATTTGCTACTGAGAAGTCTTCAAAGCTGATTGTTAGCTCATCTGTAAAACCTTGTGAATTTTCGTTTACTGTTAATTTTGGCATAGTATTATTCCTCCTTTGATTAAGTTGTTACTTTACCGTGTGCAGCTGGGTGGTAAACACCTAGTGTCAATGCACAGTCAACGAATCCACGCTCACCGCCACCAAGATTTGGAAGGCGTGTTGATCCCATTGGGATTAACTCGTGAATACCGTAGTACTCTGGGTTAATTAAGTAACCAACATCTTTGTTACTTGTGTCCGGAGAACAGTCTGGGTTCATATTTACGATAGAAACGATACCGTGATCTGACTGATATAAATCAACAGATAGTTTGATTTCGCTTGATCCACCGTCATAATTAACTTGACGAACGCCAACTGAAGCATCATTAGCAACACTGTCTACACCGAAGCGAGCGTAGTCGCTGATTTGGCGGCGTAGTACTGTGTCAGCAACGAGCATAAGATTGCTAGTATTTCCAGTTTCCTCGAAGATACCAGTAATCATTAAGTTGAATGCTGTTTCAGTTAATGTAGAACCACCGCTTTGTACAGCGTTGCTGTTTGTGCGGTAAGCAGCTGGGATGTCTGAAGCAGATGAATCGATCCAGCTACCTAGTCCACGAAGAACATTTGCTGTACCAGCACCGTCTTCAGTAGATGCAGCTTGTGTACCAGAGATTGTAGCTTCAACGTCACGTTTTAGCTCACGGATTGCTTTAGCTTCTGCTTGAGCAATCTTTGCTGGTCCAACTGAATCAACAGCTTCTTGGAGATCAGAAACCATATAGTCTCTGCGGAATTTTTGAACTCTGTTACCAAGGCGAGCACGAGATGCGAACTTGTCAGTGAAAGCAGTAACGTCTGCACCCTCTGAAATACCAGCTGTGCTGGGGGCTGCAAGACCGTCAACTGTCCACTCAACAAATGTTGAACTCGCTCTTTCCTTACTAGCAGATGAAAGGATAGGAGTTTCTTCTGGAGCAAGAATTGACAAAACATCAGTCAAGTCTTCTCTATTAGAAACACCAGACCCTTGATTTGTAGTGTCGAATGTATTTGAGAATGACATAATATATAATTAGTTATCGGTTTTTGAATTGTTGTGTTCTGAGAGTAATGAAATCACTCTTGTTGCCAGATTGTCTGAATCGTTGGCTAAGGTCTTTAAGTGCCTTAGCGGACTTATTCATAGTCTTTTCTGATGTAGATGCGGAGCTTGCTCCAGTCTTAGGTGGATTCAACTTCGTAGTTGTACTTGTTTGTACTGGTTTTCGTCCGTATAAGCTATTCGCTGCGTGAGCCACGAGATAGTTCAGCTGTGCTGACATATCCGGGTCCGAGGATTCTATTAGTTTTTTAAACCTTGGATCGTTTACCATAGATTCGTACCTTTTACGAGTGTCGTTATCTTCACCCTTTAACCAACTGAGTTCCTTTTGAGCTTGAGTGTCAAATGCTTCTTTCATTTGGGCACCCTTTTCAATGGACTTAAGAAGATTTAGTTGGGCTGGTAAGAACTTGTCACGAGCTTTGCGTGCTTGCAGTAAACTACTGCGAACATCTTTTTTCGTCATTTCCTTACCATCGACTTCAATTACAACGTCCTCTGGTCCGTATCCGTCTGCATTAAACAATGCGTCCTCCGCCCATTCAATAATATTATTTACTTCTTCAGCCTTGGCTTGTAAGCCCTCGATTGAGTCCACATTTGAGTATGGATTGTCGGCTATCGGTTTATTGCTTTTGAGCGGATTATCATCGTTAAGTTTAGATTCAAGCTCTGCAATTTTTGCTTCTGCTGCTTTACGTTTAGCTGTTAATTCGCCAAACCTAGCAACTGCTCTGCTGCCTAGCTTTTCGGATAATTCCCTAAGATCGTCTTCTGACATCTCATCTAGATCTAACTGTGAAAGAACATCTTCAGAACTTTCGGATTGCTCCTCTTGTTCTTCAGTTTGTTCAGCACTGACTTCTTCGTTGGTGGATTCTTCGGTACTCTCGACCTCTGTTTCCTCAACTACTTCATCGGTTGCTTCAACTTCTGGTTCGCTAGTTTCCTCTTGTGAAGGACTTAGCTGACCTAAGCGGCGTTGAACGAATTCTGCCGCTGACATATTTGACTGTACCGCTGTTGTTTCTGTTACGGGTTCAGCGTCTCCCGTTGTGATTTCTTGTGACATAATGTTTACACTCCTTAACGCCGAGCGATGGCGATGAAATTATTATACAATACTACGCAAGTCTTTCTGCGTGTCGTAACTTTAAATTCTTCCAGTCACTCATTTGTAGGATCTGATCGTAAGTAATAATACGTCCAGACACTTGCTGAATGTTTTCGTTAGTTGCGTTGTGAAGTTCTTCTATTGTCTCTTCACGTAGGTCTTCAATAACTTGTAGGAATCGAGCAAAGTTTTCGCTATTTCCTAATACCTTTAGGTCTGTTTCTAAATTCATAAATCTTTATTATAAATTCTGAGTATCGATTTCGCCCATTTGAGCTGGCTCAGTTCCTATTCTGCCGATTTGAGCATTTTGCTGTTGCTGAATTTGGAACGTGTACTGAGCGTTGTACTTCTCTAGTCTAGCTCTGAATGCTTCATCAGTCTGTAATCTTTGTGCTACATCGGGCTGAGAAACATATTGCTGAATCGCTTGAAGTGCGATCTGAGCACCATTAGGTCGTGCTGGCATTTCTATACCGGAATAAATTTTGGATAAATCATCCATTACTTGTTGGATAATTTGTTCAGAAGCAGTCTCTTGAGGAAGTAGTATCCTATCAGCGAGAACCGGATCGATACTAAAAGCAGCTGCGTCAAGCAAAGAGTTAATATCAATCCTACCGTTACGATCCAACTGTGTAAGAGCAGTAAGCTGCTGTAACTTAGCTTCTTGAGTTTGCGGATCGTTATTAAGAACATCGTACGAAATGATGACATCATAGTTTTCGTCTGGGTTACCTTTGTCAAAAATAATAGGATCCGGTGAACCAGTTACTCTAAAGAATACCGAGTCCGGTCCAAACCTTTGAAAACATTTGTAACACATTTGCAGTACTTCAGCTGAGTGCTGTAAGAACTTGTCAACTAAGAACTGTTTGCGAACTTGTGAGATCTGACTTGTTTCATCCAGTCCACATAGCCTATCAGCTTGAGCTTCCATAGTCTTTTCAATTTCAATGGATCCAGTCGGAGCCGGTGGAGTCGGAGCAAAGTCCAAATCTCCTTTACGTCTGTAAGGGATCATTCTTCCCGGTCCCCAATCTGTTGGTGCTTGACCAACTGGGTGCAGAATCGGAGGTAGTGTAGCTAGACTGTTTCTATCGATGCGTGAATCTCTTTCTACCTTGACTTGATTCTGTATACCACGAAGAATGTCTGGAATAGTTTGAACGTCGTATAGACGTTTGCTATCTTCAGAAAGTTTACTTACTACTACTGGGTAGTCCTCGTAACCGTTAAGTAACTCAAACTTTGCGTATCCACCATCGTACTCTTTGTGGAAAACTGTGCAGTAAATTCCTTCGGATCCATCCTCTTGGTCAATTAACCTCTGATATCCGTAAACTATTTCAATTAGCTCTTGAGCTTCGTAAGCGTTGTCAGTTAAAGAAGTACTTCTACGACCCTCTTGTTCTCTTTCGATTGAATCAATGTTTACCCCTTGGTATTTGTCAATCATCGTTTGAACAAAGTCTTCATCCCATCCGTCTGTAATAACTTTGTTTTCTAGCTCTTGAGCTGTGTAGTACGTCTTCCAAAAGCAGTACGGTGCACGCTGTGGGTCCGTTACGTACGGAGGAAACATAAAGTCACCGTCTGGAGCAAGTGTCTTGACTTCGGGTGCATCAATCTGGCGGCGTACTACTGGTAGCTCTGCCTCTCCGTTCTTGCGTAAATCCTTGAGAGCTTTCTTTGCTCTCTTCTTTGTT